AATATTATACGGAAGGCCCGCTAAGAATTTGAATTTTGAATTTTGAAATTCAAATCTTTTCAGAAATTCCCAAAATGCCATTTGGGGGGCACCATATAAATTGCCCCCCAGTTCCCCCGATTCCTCAGACTTTGAGTGCCCCCCAATTCCAAAATGCCTCGTGCCGGCCGTTTCTCTATTAAAGCCAAAAATTATTTCTTAACATACCCACAGTGCTCTCTCACCAAAGAGGAAGCACTTTCCCAATTACAGAACCTGCAAACCCCTACCAATAAAAAATTCATAAAAATTTGCAGAGAATTGCACGAGGATGGGAGCCCTCATCTCCACGTGCTCGTGCAGTTCGAAGGCAAATTCAACTGCACGAATCAGAGATTCTTCGACCTGGTATCCCCAACCCGGTCAACACATTTCCATCCAAACATTCAGGGAGCTAAATCCAGCTCCGATGTCAAGTCCTACATCGACAAGGATGGAGACACCATTGAATGGGGTCAGTTCCAGGTCGACGGAAGAAGTGCTAGGGGAGGCTGCCAGAATGCTAATGACGCATGTGCAGAGGCGTTAAATGCAGGTTCAAAAGAAGCTGCATTAGCAATAATAAGGGAGAAACTCCCAAAAGATTATATTTTTCAGTTTCATAATTTAAATTCAAATTTAGATAGGATTTTTACACCTCCATTGGAGGTTTATGTTTCTCCTTTTCTTTCTTCTTCTTTTAATCAAGTTCCCGAGGAACTTGGGGTCTGGGTCTCTGAGAATGTGAAGAGTGCCGCTGCGCGGCCTTGGAGACCGATTAGTATTGTAATAGAGGGCGATAGTCGTACCGGCAAGACCATGTGGGCTAGGTCGTTAGGTCCACACAATTATTTGTGTGGTCACCTGGACTTAAGCCCTAAGGTTTATTCAAATGACGCGTGGTACAACGTCATTGATGATGTCGACCCCCACTACCTAAAGCACTTTAAAGAATTCATGGGGGCCCAAAGGGACTGGCAAAGCAACACGAAGTACGGGAAACCAATTCAAATTAAAGGTGGGATCCCTACAATCTTCCTCTGCAATCCAGGACCGACATCATCATATAAAGAGTACTTGGACGAGGACAAAAATGCTGCATTAAAGGCGTGGGCACTAAAAAATGCAACATTCATCACCCTCGAGGAGCCACTCTATTCCGGTCAAGGTGCAACACCGAATAGCCAAGCACAGACCGATTAGAAGACGAAGACTCGATCTTCCTTGCGGCTGCAGCATATACAAGGCAATAAACCGTGCGGACCATGGATTCACGCACCGGGGAGAGCATCACTGCGGCTCAAGCAAGGAATGGCGCATATATCTGGACGGTGCCAAATCCCCTCTATTTCAAGATCATGGAACACACCAAGAGGACGTTCTTCAGGAACCACGACATCATCCATGTCCAAGTCAGATTCAACCACAACCTCAGGAAGCAACTGGGGATTCACAAGTGCTTCCTGAACTTGAAGATCTACACAGCCTTACGTCCTCAGACCTGGCGTTTCTTAAGGGTTTTTAGAACCCATGTACTGAAGTACTTAGATAGTCTAGGTGTAATTAGTATCAACAATTGTATTAGGGCTTTCAATTATGTACTCAACGATGTAATAGAACAGACAATTGATGTAATTGAAGATCATGAAATAAAATTTAATGTTTATTAATTCTGAGTCGAATCGTAAAAATAGATTCGAATCTTCAAAGTAGCATACACAGGATTTGAGGCATGAGTACATGCCATATACAACAACAAAGCATTTTCAGTGTGGTTCTCATATTTAGCATCTTCCTGATGGTTGTATGTAACACGCTGGTAAATCCTGTAGAACTTCCTGACCAATGCCTGTTCCTTGGACGCATACTGACCACCGGTAACCGTATACACAAACGGATGCAGCACCTGATAACGATCCCTGAGATCGTTCTTGATAGTAGCAGTACTGGGCTCATTGTCATACATATTAAAAACCTGTCCAAAATCCATTGGAGTACCAAACGGACGTCTATCCCTAACAATAAAAAACATAACACTATTCGTGTGGTTCTTGGTCTTAATATTCTCATCCATCCACACTTTGCCTAAAATATAAACAGACTTAATACAAAACCTCTTTCCTACCCTATGGGTAATACCATTACCCCTAGTAACATCAGAAATACACAAAACCTTCCCAGTATGGGCTATGTCATGCCTCTGTTCAAACGACTGGACCTTACATGGGCCTTCACAGCCCCTAGGAACATCAGGGCTTCTGTACATTCTGTACAGTCTGGGCTTCCGGTACATGGGCCGATTGGCCCATAATCTCCTTTTCTTTGTGACGAGGACAGTGGGGGCAACAGCACGGCTGGTGTATGGGCTGTCGAAGTTCAGACGCCGACGCACCTTGGAAGCGGGTGTGGAAATGACTATATCGGCGGGTCGCTTCGACATAGCTCCTAGCTCGCAATACCAGTATGAGATCTCGTATAAGATCGTACCCCAACGTATCGGGAGAATACGTAGCCTCTACAAGCTGCAAATACTTGATTGCAAGCATAGACCTGAAACCATGTACAGTTTCTGGAAATTCATTGACCAGTGGGTCCCACATTTTAATACGTATAGGGTACAGAGACAAAAGTATAAATACATACACGTACATTTAAAGAGACTCTGAGGGAGCGTTCCCATCGGCCGACAAAACTTAGTGGGGGGGCCCACTTTAAAATGGGCGGCGGGCCTTCCGGT